CAGATCTTCATTCACAGATCTCGAGTATGTCACGAGTTCTTGTTCCAAGGCAGAGCGGTTGCCAATAAACCGGGGGTCTATGATGGGTAACCTTTGTAGCTTTCCGGTGCTCTGTCTTTTGAATAAGGCTTGTTATGACATATGCCGAGACTATGAATTTCGATGGGGAGAGGGAGAAAGAAACCGAGCCGTTCGAATCAACGGTGATGACATCATGTTTCCGGGCACTCGCCGGTTTGTTAAGCTTTGGCGTGATGTCACATCGTGGTTCGGATTGGTCGTCAATGAGGGGAAGACGGGAGTGTCGGAGAGGTTTTTGGATTTGAATTCTAGACGTTTCGACGTCCGGTCTTCTTCTCTTTTGACCAAACCGGTGCTCTCTTTTTGTCTTCAGACAAAGGAAAATACGGACGACCTTTTGTCCCAGGTCGTTAAGGGGTTGGATGGTTGCAGATTTGACGTTGTGGGATATGTCATCTGTGATCTTTTCAGGTACGAAATATCGGTCCGGCCGATATCACTGATCAATCTCAAGGGGCACCTTTGGCGGTTTCTGACGAAACGCAGGTGGTTTAGGACGGCGGTTAACCTTGGGCCTTTGCCCATTGTTAAGGGTGGCATCAATCGGTCTTTACCTCAGACCATTGGTCCGCCTCCTAAGCCCCATCTCTTGGAGTTGGTGAGAGAGATGAGTTGTGTCCAGGAAAAGAATTTGGTTGCGCGTTTTCAGGGCTGGGTGCCTGAGGGTGCGAACTCGATTCGTTGTTTCCCACAACGGTCACGGTTGGATCGGTCCGGTGCCTTGGCGAGGAGGCATTTGGCGTCTAGGTACAAAACGGGGTTTGTAGCTAGAGGACCGATTCGTTGGCAGTATCTCTGGCCAACCGTGATTTTTCAATTCTTTAAGACACGTCGCCCGGACGTGTTCTGCAATGAAAAAGAGATGCTAAGTGAGTGGTTTGAAGACGACCCGCGTCTTCAGACAGTTCGTTCTCTCGCTTCTGCTCCCAGAGTTTTCTCTCACTGGGAGCCTCCACGAAGCCTTTGGGGTCGCGTCCTTATGGATGGCATTTACTACCCTGAAGACTAGAATCATTGGGCCGCTAACTTCCCTTTCTGTCTGTAGCGATTGAATCCGAGGATTCATTGATGTGGAAACCCACCGAAATATACAAATGAAAAAGACGTGAACAAAGGATCGCAGTTCCTGCCTGGGAAGCATGCAGATATCGATGAGTCACAGTTTTGTGGGCGTGCCGGTTTGGCTGGGCGGGGGATCGAAACGGTTTGCGTTGAGGGCAGGGGCGTAGGAATGAATACTGCGCTGTAAACAGGCGATATCTTGGCTTTGTCGGGTATAGCCCCCTATCTGTGTCAACCGGTTAAAGACATGTGCACGCACCTCTGTTTTTTCCGTGTAGAGAACTTTGATCTTGTCCTAAAGCGCGTTGCAAGCTTTGAGGAGATAGCTGCTCGTACGTGGAGGAAAGGGCTGATGATGGATGCATGAACGTCCGAGTAAGAATATTAGGGGGAGGGTCCCTCTCTTGATGAGGGTTCGTACAAAGGAAAGGTGAAGACCCGGGGC